TCATAGCCAAGATTTTTGGACATTTCCCAGAATTCTTTAGAACCTAGTTTGAAGTCACCATGTGGATCAGCTTTGTACCAAAAAATTTGGTCGTGTAATTTGTTTGATTTTGAATTGTTATTAATTACTAAACATTCATAGTTTTCTGTACATTGATCCATAACTTGACAGAAAGATTCAAATGTAGGAAACATACCAGCATAATTTTCATAAATTCGCCTACGGTTTGTGATGTAAGGTTCTCTTAAAATAAATACATAATCAATATTGGTTCTTAAATTCGGCGGGATACCTAAAGGATATTGCATAGTAATAACAAGCATAATTTTCCAATGACGGCCATTCATGAAAAGAAGTCGCATCATTTTATCTTTCGCCCAACCATTATCATATAGACAATCATCAAGGATGACAAACGTCCGAGGGTCAATAGTAGTTCTTTTATATGCGGCTAGTTCTTTTTGCATTTGTTTTAAAACACCTCTTTGTCGTTTTAAAATATTTTCAATAATAGCAGTATTATACTCGTCGTGAATAAATAATTTAGGTACATGTGTTCCATAAAAACCGTTACCTTCTTCAGTACCAGAGATAACAGTACCAATAGGAATATCTTGATGATAGTATAATAAATCTCTTACTAAGAAACTCTTACCAGTATCTCTTCTTCCAATTAAAACACATACAGGGCCTTTATTTTCATTCGGCTTGAAACTAATTTTTCTCATATCAAATCTTTTAAGTTCAAGTGTCATACGTTATTTCTATTTTATTTTTTTTTAAAAATGAACTAATAAGTTAAAAATGATATAAAATAAAATATTTAAATCGTAATGTTAAAGTACCTAAAAAATAAGAATGAAGGGCTGTTTAATAGTTTAGAGAATTTATCTGAAGATTACGGAAACGTAATAAATTGTCAAAATTATATTCCAATATATGATACGTTGTTTATAAAGAAGGAGGAAGATAATGAAGAAACTATGTTAGTATCAAATCATGTAGTAAATGAAATATCACATATAGAAGGAAATAAATTTGATTGTACTTTATTAGACATAAGCAATAATATTCAAAAAAAGAATGAAATATTTATAAAGTTTTCTCCAATAATGAATGTAACTAGATATTTAACAGGAAAATATGAAAAGGAGGATAATATTTACAATTTACCTAAAAATAATGAAAGTAATAGCCATTCTAAAATATTAGATATTAATAATAGTTCATATACAGATAGTTTTTTTTCATATATATCTTCGATATTGCTAAATGATTATAAGATGTTTCATGGTATAAATTATTATGGAAGTTTGCTAGGGATAAAGAATAATTACAAAGTAAATATAGGTGATGATTTAGATTATTTGATAGAGTCAGAATATTTTATGACTAATATAGATAATAATTATAGTTTAACAGGTGATATGGTAAGGGTGAATGAAATAAAAAATATGAATAATATATCAAAAAAATATAAATCAAAATTAGAAATAAAGGATGATTGGAATGATAATGCATCTGAACCGATGATAGAAGATAAAATGATGGATTTTGAAGATGTATTTAAAGATGAAAAAAATGAAATAATAAATGAATTAGAAGAATTAACAGTTTTTAATATAAATAAAGATATGATAAATGATAATATATCATTAGATGAAGATTCGGATGATAGTAATTCGTCAAGGTCTGTAAATACAGGTGAAATATCAGATGATGAATTTTCATCAGAGGATGAAGATGAATGTTCAGAAGATGAATGTTCAGAAGAAGATTTAGATTTTATAGATGTAAATGTAGTAATAAAAAAATTCCCAGTCCAATTAATATGTATGGAACATTGTGAAAATACGTTTGATAGTTTAATAGAAAATGGATTAGGAAAAGACGAATGGATTTCCGCTTTATTTCAAATCATAATGATATTAATAATTTATCAAAAGTCTTTTTGGTTTACACATAATGATTTGCATAGTAATAATATAATGTTTCAAGAAACTAGTAAAAAATTTATGTATTATAAGTATAATGATATATTTTATAAAATACCAACACATGGTCGTATTTATAAGATAATAGATTTTGGTAGATCAATATATAAATTTAAAAAGTATTTATATTGCCCTGATGCGTATAAAAAAGGAGAAGATGCGGCAAGTCAATATAATTTTGGAACTTATTATGAAAAAAAGAAGAAAGAAGTAATTCCCAATTTTAGTTTTGATTTATGTAGATTAGCTTGTTCTGTATTCGATAATATTTTTACATTTAATATGTCAGATGATTATAGCCAAAAATATATAGATATGAAATGTAAAAAAGATGAAATATCAAATTTAATAAATGATTGGTGTAAAGATGATAAAGGTAGAAATGTATTATATACAAGTGATGGAGAAGAAAGATACCCTGAATTTAAATTATATAAGATGATAGCACGAACAGTACATAACAATTTACCACATAAACAATTAGAGAAACCTATATTTTCAAAATTTGCTATATCTAAAAAAATGATACGAAATAATTTACGTGATAAGAATGTTTTATATTTAGATATAGATGGTTTACCAAAAATGTATGCGGAATAAAAATATTATAATAATTAATAATAATTATAATATTAAAATGGTGTTTTATCAGTAAAAACACTTACGTTACCCCCAGATTGTGTGCTAGGTCCATCATAGAATTGTTCGTAAACAAAGAAAGCTGCAAGGGAGGAAATAAAAACAATAAAACTTTCCTTAAATAATTGCTTTAATGGTAAAAGTTCTGCTTGTGTAATTTTCAATTCAGTAAATTTGAATACTAAATAACAAACAGTTATAATCATTGATACAGTAAAGCTATCCATAAAAAATTAATATAATAGATTAATTGTAACTAAACGAATTAGTTAAGAAATTCAAGATCATCAAGAACAATATCAGGTTTATTATTAATAGGGTCTCCAATACTACTAATATCTAATGAATTTAAAGGGATATCATCACCAAAAACGAGTCTTTCATTATCTTCATCGTCGTTTTCTTGATTTAATTGATTTTCAATTTCCTTCTTCTTACTTAATTCTTCTAAAAAGTCAACATTTTTAGGTGCTTCAATTTCTTCTTTTTTATCTTCACTTGTTAATATGCTATCTGTATTATTAAATTTAATAAGTTGATTATCTTCTTGTTCTAAAACATCAGGTTCGGGTTCAGTAACAACCTTTAAAAAGACGTTTTCTTTTTCTTCTTCAGTTGGAGCTGTAGCACCCCCAGTAGTAGTAGTATTAGTATCTTCTTCTTTCTTTTCAGGTTCTTTTACTTCTTCCTCCTTCTTTTCGATTTTTTCTTCTAAAACTTCTTCGATAACATCTTCTTCAACAGTTTCTTCGATGTAACTTTTTAATATGTTTTCAATTGGTAAACTATCTCTTACAGCAGTAAGAATACATTCTTGAATAATAATTTCCAGTTCTCGGTTATTCTTTTGTTTTTGTAAAGAATTTGAGAATTTGTCAAATAAATATACATTAGTGTAAATTTTTCTAGCGGCTTGTGTATAGCAATTATGAATAAAAATATTAAGTTTTGGTATTTGAAGATCTATTTTTTTCTGTTGATTTCCAACTCTAACACTAGTAAGTAGTTTTAAATGAATTACATGAACACATGTAATTAAATCGTTGATATAATTACAACCACTTGTTTCAATAATTCGCTTAACTTCCTCCTCAACCGTAGCATTACTCCATTTTGGTACTTGAGTAATTAAATTTTGGAATGTCATTAAATATTTATCTTCTTCATCATTTTCAGAACAAAGTTTCCAGGACTCATTAAATATAGAGTTAAAGCCGTTAATAATACATGGTGTTAAAATTGTTAATAATCTGGCACACCATTCATTTTTTGATTCATGCAAGGAAGAAACAGAAAAATCATCCATATTTAAATAAATGATATATTTTCTAAATTGAGATCAGAACGTAAAAATATGAAATAAAGTAAAATAAATAATAATTGTTTTTCATTTCTAAACTCTTTTTTAATTTTATAAAAGAATACAATTATTTCATATTTTTTATCATCAGGTATGTTAATTTTATTATTCTCTAAATATTCAATAAAATCTAATGCACTAAAACCTTTTAAATAATAATTTTCAGATAAATTAATAATTTTATTAACATCTATAATTTTATTATCATTAATGTATTTTTTAAATAATACAGAGTTTTTTTTTCTGTATGCCTTATACGTAGAATTATTATTTAAATTAAGCTGATGTAAATTTGAACAATTATCAATTTTTTTTTCAGGTATATATAATTCACAAAATCTACTTAAAATTGGTTTTAATAGACTAAATCTATTTTGTACTACTAAAAAAAATCGAGTAGTATGTGTAAATAGTTCGATGCATCTTCTTAATGCTGATTGTGCATCAATAGTTAAACAATCTGCATTTAATAATACTATACTTTTAAAGTTGTTGTTTTTGAATGATATATTTGTTTTTGAAAACAATTTTAAATCTTCTCTAATAAATTTAATACCTTTACCGTGTGAACAATTAACACACATCACATATTCTTTAATTTTATCTCTATCATTTTCATAAATTTTATTAATAAAATCAAAAACAATTGTTTTTTTTCCGGTACCAGAGGGTCCATGAAATATAATATTAGGTATTTTTGATTCAGTATAGAAATAGTCTAGTTTAGTTATAATATCTTTGTGAATATCTAGTTTTTGCATGATTATTAATAATATATTAAAATAATTATTTAAACTATTATTAAAATTAATAAATTGATGTAAGTGACTGAGTATAAGGATTTTTCTTGAACGCTTCAAGAATAGAAGGTTCCATTCTTTGGACAGCAGCACCTTGATTTAATTCATATGGAGCATCTTGGAACCCCATATTAGATGCAGATGGAGGTACAGCAGATAATGAATTTCCAGCGGGTCCAATATATGTATTTACTCTATCACATTCTAATTTTCCAGTTTGATAATTTACTTGTCTATTTTGATGGTTTGCATTACCATGATTAATTCTAGAACCCATTAAACCTTCTCTAGTACTATTAACATTAGCACGAGATGCTGATTCATATGATGTGTGACCGTGTGAAACACCACTACCACCGCCCGTACCAATATATTCTCTGTGACAATCGACCTTTTCAGATTGTGCATTATGTTTGGCCAAATGATAAGCACCACTTCTTGGACCATCTACGTTAAGATGATTTTCAGCACATACATCCATTTCTCTATTTGTAACTTTAAGTTGGTCGCGTGGATTAGTATTATAAGTTGCTCCTACAGGCATAGACATATTTCCATATTGTCTAATATTACCGATATATCCTTCTTTTCTAGAAGGCTTAAGAATATCAATAAATGGTGCAGCTGCAGCACCCATAGCACCCTTTATAGCACCAAAAAACCCTTGGTCTTCGTTACAACTACGATTATTATCTTGAACAGACATAGCATTTAATCCATAGTCACCTTCTGCAGCAGGAGCCTTACCTATAGCATTAAGCGATGTAATTGGTGTAGATTTTGAGTCTTCTCTATGACTTTCACTATATTCACCAGGTATATATGCTTTTTTTGCTTCTGAAGAAGCAATACCTTCATATGCTGAAGTAGCGGTAGCTCTATTTGCATATTTTAAATCAATATTACCTCTTGCGGTTTGTCCCTTCTCTAAACCTGTTGTAGTAAATCCCCATCCGTGGGCATGTTGATCGTTTTTCATGCTTTCCATACCATCGTAAAATCTATCAGGTCTATTTTTCTCAACTTTTCCAATACTTTTTTGATTGGCATATTCCTTAATATAATGATTTGCAGGTCCGTTGTGTCCATCAAGTGAATAAGATTGTTTAGGATTTGTTTTTACTCTAAGTTCATCAACTCCCTTAGGTTTATATGTATCTCTTTCTTCTAAACCACTATTAAACCCTTGGCTTGAACCTGCAGAAGTAAATCCTTTATTAAGTCCAGGTGCTACTCTAACTTCTTCCCATGGTTTTACATTTGCCATTCTCATACTAGGATTAACTCTTGATTGAATAAAATCACTTTGGTTTGGAGCACCTCCTATATAATTATAACCTTGTTGTGGTTGAAATAAAGGAGCAACTTCTGATTTAGAAAATTGTTGGCTTCCTGCCCCAACCATATTATCAAGTACAGTTTCATTAGAGTTATAGTCAGATGTTCTTCCTCTAATTTTAGCACCAAAAAAAGGTTGCATATTATTATGTTTTAATTCCTGACTGTTTACTACATTACCAGTTAATGATGTAAAACCTTCTGTCTTTTTTACATTTAAATCATTTACTTTATTATCATATGAAATATCTTTAGAATAATATCTATCTCTAGGTTGTTGAGATTGATATCCTTGTACTGTTGAATCACGTAATTCATCGTTGCTTATTATAGGATAGTTTTTAGGTGGTGTTGTATTGTTAATTAATTTTTTATTATTCTTTTGACCAACATTACCATATCCTTCTTTCTTCTTTTCTTGACTGTGCATATTTATTAAACCGGCTCCGGCAATAATAGGTATTAATAACTCCATAATATATAATCTAATTATATTTTTTTTATTCTAAATACTAATTATTTCCAAAAGGAAAATAAAATATTATTTTGAAGTGTCTAAACTATATATATGAATTAACATAGAATAATTTTGATTAATTTTAGGAATATATAAAATTAAAATAAAATATAGCTATATTTTATATGGCAAGACGCGTAACTAGAAAAAGAACTACAAATAGACGTAGAAAAACATTAAAAGGAGGTTTTTGGTGGGGTGCATCAGATAAGACACCAGAACAAAAGGCAGCTGATGCAAAAGAAGAAGAAAAAAAAGCAGAAGATAACTTAAAAAAGGCACATGAGAAAGTAGTAGAAGCAGAAGCTGAAAAAACTGAAAAAATGATGGAAAAGCCTACAGAACCTGTAGATCCTGTTGTTAAACCAGCTGAAGCTATGGTTGCTTCTATAATGGCACCAGAAACCAAACCCGTAGATTCAACAACACAACCAGTTATTGGTGGTCGTCGTAGAAAGTCTAAGAAGACTAAAAAGTCTAAAAAGTCTAAAAAGGCTAAAAAGGCTAAAAAATCAAGAAAGACACGTCGCGGACGCAGAAAACATTAATTTTTTTATATATTTAATATAATTATTATGTATATGACAAAAAGTAAGGCAACTCCAAAAAGTAAGTTAACTCCAAAAAGTAAGTCAACTCCAGGAAGCACAAAAAAAACTAGCATTCAAAGTCCTTCTCCTTTACCATCACCCGCAAATTTAGGAGGACACAGTAAAAGACGTAATGAAACAATTAAACAATCTCCTTCGCCATTACCATCACCTGTTGGTAGAGGAGGACGTAGAAGAAAAAGAACATATAAAAGAAAAAGTAAAAAAAGTAAAAAAAGTAAAAAAAGTAGAAAAAGTAAAAAAAGTAGAAAATAAGTATTTAAATGGTCAAAGGTGTAACAAGCGACCTAAATATTATAGCATACATTATTATTGCATATATATGAACTTGATATGATGTATCTTTTGTAAAATTAAACAACTTTAT